AAACCAATCCTTGGTCGAAAATATGAAATGGTAATTGACCCAGCGTTTGGTGGGGAAGAAGCCGACAATACTTCGGTGCGAGTGTTGGACAAAATCACCCTCGAAGACCAAGCTGTGTATGTATCGAAGAACGAGCCAGAAGATATTGCGGAGCTGGCATACGCACTGGGTAAGTATTATAACACGGCACGAATCAATGTCGAGAACAACCGTGGGGAGCTGTTGATAACTTTGCTCCGTAATCGTGGTTATAGTAATTTCTATTTCGATGCGAAGCGTTATAATCGCAACAATCCATACAAGGCAGTTGGCACGAAGATGACTGTGTCAAGTAAAGCTAAGGGTATTGAACGCTTGAAGAGTTTAATGAATTTGGGTAAGTATATGCCAAAAGATGAAGAAACGCTCCAAGAGTTGCTCCACTTTAACTATGTTGGAAAAGGGGCAAGCCGTAAAGCCCAAGCGTGTGGTAATAAGCCAGATGGCACACCTTACCACGATGACCTCGTAATGGGGTTAGTCAATTGGGCTTTGACACTGCCAGATAATCTGTTTAAGAATATTGAAAAGTAGTGTATTTAATCCTGAAAAATAGTATAATATAAATAGAACAGTTTTAATGTTCTACGCGTATAATATTAAAATAAAAAGGATTAAATAATGACTTACATAGACCCAAATGCGGAATATGGTTATGTGTTGCAGTGGATTGAAGAAAGTAAAAAGGCACTTCTTCCACGAATCAAACAGGCTGGTCGGAATCAGTCGGCATATAATCATATTCCCAGTCGGAATACCTATCGTGATTTGGCTCAGAAGTTCGATGTCAAGCAAGCGCTCCAAAGGGGTGTTTCGCAAGAAACGATTGACAGTATCAAATGTGCTGGCGAGCTGATTCCAGATGGGAAGAGTGATATTGTCTTTAAGACAGTTGAAACAAATGTCAACCAGTTATCTGGTGGGATTGGTCAATTCGAAACCCAGATTTTAGATAAGACCCAAGTGTTGGATACTAACTTGGAACAGATGTTGGCTTTGGCTGATGAACAGATTTATTATATGTATGGGCTGGACAAGCTCCGAGATACTTCAGTCCGAGAATTGATGTTGTATGGTGCGACATACTATTATCCAACCTTTAATAAACAGACTAAGGATATTGAGGTTGAGTTAATTTCGCTCAGCAATATTATTCTTGACCCAATTCGTTATCGCCGAACATCACCTCGCTATATTGGCTTCCATAAAATGATTTCTTGGCAAGACCTTGAAAAAGAGGTTGAGTTTAAAGGTGGCTTCCTAAAAACAATCAATGAGGCGAAGATTCACGCTAAAAATATTCAGGACTTAATGAATAATCCGAATATTAAAAGTAGTATGTTTAACGAACAAGAAGTTCGTAGTATGAACCAGATTATCAGTAGCTGTTATATTGGTGAGAAATATACTTCAAATGCTTTCACCCCAGAGGGTAAAGAAAAGCAGAAATATCAAGGTGAAGATGTTGAGATTAGCTACATCTGGGACTTGACAACTGGTGATAGATTTACCGTTGTAAACCGAAAGTTTATCATTGATAAAACCGAGAAAGACCTCGAAGTCGCAACTAAGGTGGAAACCGAAACGGCTTATGAAGTGATTCCTACTGAATTGCTCAAACGGATTAAATCACCAATCATTGAAATTCCATACAAAATTGTGCCGAACTATCCATACCCAATTACACCACTGGATATGTATATGGACGACTTCGATGAACTTTGTTCAATTATGAGCTTGAAGAAACACAATGAGAGTATTGCTGGAACAATGACCCCATACGGTTCGGAATACGACTTGGCACTCCTAACAACCAGTGCGAATATCTCTGGTGTCGGTGTATCTGGAATGGACGGCACGGTTGGTTTCTTGAACAAACAATATGACCCATCATTCCTTGATAGCCGTATTCAAGAACGAGAGCAACGCATTAAAGAAGCAATGAACGCTTACTCGCAGATTGATATGGCAATGATGATTGGCGACCGAGCCAGTGCGAAAGAAGTTTCAGCCAACCAAGGAGCAGTGGCTTCTGGACATAATGCTTTGATTCATAACTTGGAAATCGGCTTTGCAGAAATTATTCGAGTAGTAAACCTGTTGTTGGTTAAATATAATAGCGATAAGACGATTAAGGTTCAGCTTGATGGAGAATTGGAAACTGTGCCAGTTGAGAAGTTGGCGTTAGATGCTGTGCTAAATGTTCGCTTGAAATCAGAGATTGAACAAGAACGACAGCAAAAAGCCTTAATGGCGAGCCAGTTGTTGAATATCGGTGTTAATAACCAATACATCAATCAAGAAGTGTTCGTGCCAAAGATGTTGTCAATCGCCTTTGGAAACCTCTTCACACGAGCTGAAATCAAAGAAATGATAACTACACCAATCAATCAGCAAGCATTAGATACGGCTCAATTACAAGCTCAGAACCACGCTAAGGAATTACAGCTTGAACAAGATGTGGTCAGTCAATATCCAAATGAGCGAATCAGTAATATGTTGAACGCTTATATGACCCCAGAAGATGTTGCTCAGTTCCAAGCTGAAAATCAGCAGTTGGCAGAGAGTGGTCAAACTACACCAACCACTGAGGATTATCTAAACTATTTGAACGGTGATATGACCCAAGCCGAGGCTCAAAATAATCCATATGACACTACTGGTGGTTCAGCGGAGCAACAAATTCCAGAATATAAACAAGACCCAGCGACCGTTGATAACAGCAACGAACAAGATATGTTAAAAAATATCAATAACGAAGCGGTTATCAATACTAAGGGGCTTGACCCAGCCAGTGCAGGTTCAATAACGAATGGAGATTTAAATGTTTAATAATGAGATGTTAAGAGCATTGCGAGCCAGCAATACTGATAAAGAAATTCTGATTGGTTTGGTTAATGATGTAGTTAATCATACACGAACTGCTCAAAACGCACTTCAAGGTGGTAAGACCGAGTATGCTTTAAGTAAGCTCGGTCAAATCTCCACCAGTGTGGAAATACTTCAAGTAATGGTTCGTGGTTTGAATGATGGTTTTAAAATGGATAGAAAGGAAGAAGAAAATGGCGAATTGCGTTAATGAAGAATGCTTAAAGCGACAGCAATGTCAATGTGATGAACCGCAGAAAGTGCCAGTTTACGAAGTCAAAAGCGGTAGCGACTTAATTACCGTTAACCAATCAACTGGCACGACAGCGATTGTATCAGACTCATTGAAATTAGCACGAGCGGTTGAAAAGATTGAAACTTTTGATACCGAAAAAGCTTCAACAGATATTCGTGAAAATGCTAAGCAAAATAAAGAACAAAATGAACAATTAGCACTACATCAAGAGGGTATTCAACGCTTATTCCGTGATAAGGTTAGTAAGATTGCTGGTAAGGGGCTCAGTGCGAACGACTTCACCAATGAAGACAAAGCAAAGCTCGATGACATTGAACATAATGCTCAACACAATCGTGTCAATAGCGTGAACGGTTTAGAGGGTGATGTTAAAATCACTTTGGCAGGACTCGGCTTTAATGAAAACGATTTTGTTAAACCAAGTCAAACTTTCAGCCGAGAAGAAATTACACGATTGATTGATAATGTGAACACAGCTGAATTTAAAGGAGTGTTTGCTAATGTTCAACAAATTCCACAACCATATGACAGCAACGATATGTATTTGGTTGGAACAAGTGAACCTTATGAAATCTACGCTTTAATTAGCGGTCGACTTCAAAAGATTGGGGCAACCAGTGTTGACCTATCTGGTTATGTCCAAAAAACTGATTATAACCGTGAAAAAGAAAGCTTCGTGCGTAAAGAAAACGGTAAGGGGCTTTCAAGCAATGACTTTACTACGGCTTTAAAGAATAAGCTGGAAACAATGCGAATTGGCACTGATGGTCGAGATGGTAAATCGGCTTATGAGATTGCACGAGAAAATGGCTTTACTGGCACGAAAGAAGAATGGCTTTTGAGCCTCAAAGGTGCAAAAGGCGATAAAGGTGAAAACGGACTTAATGGTCGAGATGGTCAGCAAGGACTTCAAGGTGTTGGAATTAAGAACATTCAGCTTGCAGAAAACGGTGGGCTAAGAATAACTCTAACTAATAACCAAGTCTTTGAAACAGCTTCGGTGAAAGGTGCAAAAGGTGATAAGGGACAAGATGGCACTGGTGCTACTTACAATGATACCGAATTAAGAAATAAGATTACAGCTTTGGAAAGTGGCAAAGCCGATAAAACAGCTATTCCAGCTAATATCTTGACTAAGGATAATTTGAATAGTGAAGCACGAACATTATCTGGACTAAATATTACCCCAGGAAATGGTGCAGGTTCAGCAAGTATCTTCTTGACTCACCCACAAGGTAAAAAATATGAGTTCTTCTCCGATGGTAATGGAGCATTCGGTGTTTGGGACAAAACTGCTAACCAGAATATGTTCCGTATCGATAATAGTGCTACAACATTCTATAAGCCATTGAATGTTAACAACCAACGAGTTTATAACTTACCTGACCCAACTCAGCCACAAGATGCGACTAACAAACGCTGGGTCGAAAGTCAAATCAATAGTGTCCGACCAAATGTCAGCAAAGACTATGTTGATAATAAATTTGAGGGTCTGAACGCTCAGGTATCAACTAATAGTGCTATGGTTCGAGCTTTCAAAGCTAAACCAACTGTTGTTGAATTTGATGTCGGCTGGGGTCAGAAAATGAAAGTCTGGAAAGTTGGATATTTTGTCTATTGGACAACTGTGTATGTTGGCAACCGTGGAGCTGGCACGATGGGCGAGAAAATTCCAGAAGAATATCGACCACTCTTTGAAACACCGCTATTGGTTCATCAAGTTAACTATGCACGGGTTGATGGCGATGGTGTGTTCAAATTTAAACCAGATGGCACAATATTTTACGCTGGGGCAACTGGTAATAGTGAATACCACGGCTCAGGTGTATATTTAGCTAAAACAAGTAATTTATAAGAAAGGAAAATAAAAAATGGCAATATCAAAAATGATTTATGATGACCGAAGTGTTCCGATGTCTTGGCACGAGGTTGAAAGCTTTCAGATTGTTTTCGGACAAGAGAAAGCAACGGCTATGGTAGCGAGCTATTCAAGCTCCCTACCACGGCAAAAGGAGCTAAAAGCTAAGGCAGAGGGTAATGGTTCAGCAGATTTTAGTATCAAGCGTATCTCTGTTCCAGTTTCTTTCATTACAGGTGAAATGACACTTGCGAATGTTGAACGAGCATTACTCCAAACTGAGTATTTCCAAGGCGGAGAACGCCAAGTGTATGACCAAGCTTCTGGTCGAGGACAAAAAGTCGAATAAAACAAAAGCACCTTGCAATATAGGTGCTTTTTTGATACAATAAAATTAGGCAACCCAATATGAAATGAGGTAATTAAAATGCAAAGATATATTGAACCGCCTGCACATTTTAACTCTAAACCAGCTCGTTTGGCACTACTGGAAAATTCAGTAGCGGTCGACAAGTCAGAATTTAAGAATCGTATCTTGAAAAGCAATGAGCGTTTCTTGGTTCGAGTAATTCGTAAAGAGGGTCGTGATTTATGGTTCTCAGCGAATCAAGATGTTATCGACTATGCTGAGCAACAAGTTTTCTGGAAAATCTGGAAAGATTGGGAACTTCGAGTTTGGAATTTAGATTAAAAGAGATTTTATATCTCTTTTTTTAAATTGTTTATGATATAATAGTAATGAGGGGAGAGAGTTTCTATCTTCGCATTTAAAAATATTTTTCATTTCATTTGGTTTCGGGTTATGACTCCTTATTGTTAATTTTATCTCTCCCTCTCACTCCATTTTTGCAACGGTGGTAGAGTGGTTATACAAAGGTCTGCAAAACCTTTTACAGTGGTTCAATTCCACTCCGTTGCTCCAAGCGGTTTCTGTTAATAGTTAGACTATAAAAGTAACTTACTAAGTTCATGTTTCTGAAAAAAACAGTCCTGAAATATGGACTGTTTTTTTTATATGAAGTATAATAGAAATAGAAAGGAATTTAATATTAAATAATAAAATAAACATAAAAATGGAACATTTGACAGTTGGTGAAATTAGCGGAATAGTAGCCCTCTTAGGTGGATTGATTGGTGGAATTATAACACTCATTAAGTATGCTAAAAACGGTTTAAAGAGTATGCTTAAAGATGAGTTCCAAGTAGTTAACGACCAGATAGAGGAAGTTAAAGAAGATATTAAAGAGGTTCGTGAGATTGGACACAACAATTCAAAGAACGGCAAGCGGAACGAGATTTTACTGATGATAAACACTCAACCAGAAAAGGTCGATGAGATTGAGCGAGCGTTTGAGGATTATAAAACATTAGGAGGTAATGGTTATATAGATAGTTTGGTTCAAACTTGGCGAGAAGAATACGAGAAAGATTTAATTAAAGAAAGAATAAAGAAAGGAAAATAAATGGATAAAGCGATTGAATGGTTTCAACAAAGGCAAGGTAAAGTCAGCTACTCAATGGTGAACAGAAATGGGGCAAGCTCTTACGATTGTTCGTCAGCCATCTACCACTCATTGATTTATGCTGGAATTTTACCACAAGGGTTTCGAATCGGAAATACTGAAACGATGTTCGTAGACCTACCAAAGTTTGGCTTTCAACGGATTGAAGCTGATGCCAACGGGTATATTCCAACTCAAAGAGGTGATATCTTTATATGGGGCAAACAGGGATATACGAATGGAGCAGGGGGTCATACGGGAATTTACCTCGACAATGATAATATTATTCACTGTGCTTACGCTTATAATGGTATTCATACTGATAATCACGACTGGTTGGCAGGTATCAACAATGTTCAATACCTAACAATCTTCCGATATACTGGTAAGCCACAAAACACACCAGCACCAGCGCCACGAAATGAGCCTATCGATGATGTAATCAATATCGGTTCGCACTTTAAAATCAATCAAGCTTTGCAGGTTTCAGATGTGAATGTTAATGAGGGTCGAAGAGAATTAAAAATCGACGCTCTTTGTCCACGAGGATTCACTTGGGCAGAGAACGGTGTTCCAGCTAACTGGGCATTTAAAGTTGATGGTGATGGATACCGAATTGATGGTGAAATTAACGCAGGCGACTGGGTTAAAATTCAAGGTGCTTTTGTTGCTCTCGAAGTTGTCCAGAACGATGGAATGTGGTTCGCAAAAGTGAAACGAGATGGAATTGATGTCTGGATGGAATTGACACCAGTATCAGAAATCCCAGCTGGTGAATATGGCACAAAAACTGATTATCGCCCACAGCCAGCTCCACAACCAGCACCACAGCCAGTTGAAGAACCTAAACCTGAAATAAAGGAAGAAAAGCCAGAGGTAAAGGAAGAACCAAAGCCAGAGGTTAAAGAAGAAACACCAGAGGCAAAGGAAGAAAAACCTGAAATAAAGGAAGATAAGCCTGAAATAAAGGAAGAAAATAAGGAGGAAAAAGTGGCTGAAACTAAACCAGTATTACCAAAAATTAACGAACGACCACTAACAAAGGAGGAATTGAAAGTGTTAGAAGACAGTAAAAAAGAAGCATTTGAGGCTGTTGAAGCATTAAATCAAGATGAACAGTTCAACGAACTTAAAGAGTTGATTCCAAAACCAGTTCGCCTTGGACTATATCTATTCGGTGATTTGCTACTTATCGGTTCAGCTGTGATTGCCTCATACGGTATCGGTTATACCCAAGCAGGATTAACTGGTGGTATCGTTGGAGCATTGTCAGCAGGTGGAGCAGGTATCATTGCTACTGCTAAACTAACGAAAAAGAAATAACATTTTCGCGTTATAAAACACCCCTTATGGGGTGTTTTTAATATAAAAACCTTAGTGGCTTTTCAGCAAACTAAGGCGGAGTAATTTAATTATATCGGAATATCTAAGAAAAGTCAAGATTTTTTTATATTATTCTATTTTTATTTTATTATATATAGTATAATATAAGTAGAGAGATAAGTATCTCTCCGAACAAAAAAGATTAAACCTTTACAAAGAGAGGAAAAATAGATGGATACAACTAATATTGTTCCAGATACTAACGGAGTTCAACCAAGTGTAGTTCCAAATACACAAGGCACAACACCAGAGGTATCAACTGGCACGGAAAACCAGTTTAGCGACCAAGAGTTAGCGACACTCCAACAAGAGAACGCAGAGCTTGATAAGTATATCAATTCAAAAGGTGGAAACGAAAAAGTTTCTGACTTTATTGCGAAAGTCGAAGAAAAACGAAAATTGGTAGCTGAACACAAACAAGCCACCAAAGATAATTCTTCGTTCGTTTGGCAAGACCGAATTGAGAAAACTGACCAAGCGATTCAACAAGCTGTCCCAGAGCAATATGCTCAACCAGCTCCACAGCCAACATCGACACCAGCATATCCACAAAGTATGGCTGATGAGATTAACCGAAATATTTTACGAGATGTTGCTGGGTCAAATTCATTCATTAAGAATGAAATTGAAAATGGTAATATTTTACAGCAAGCTGTAAATATGGGAATTACGATTGTTGAAAATGGAATTATTAACCGAGAGCGACTTTCACAGTTTGCTCAAATGGTAAATTCGCAAGCTCAATTAAAGAGCGGTGGAATGCCAACCAGCAATCCACAACCAGTAGCCCCAGCACCACAATATGACCGAGTGCCAGAGGGACAAATGACTATGGCAAATGCTATGGAAATTGTGCGAATTACAAATAATAATCCAAATCAACCACACCCAGACTACGCACGAGCAAAGCAAGTGCTTATGACTGGTCGTTCTTCTTAGAATATTTTACTCCTTTTGGTTGGTGTCTTTTTGGATAAAGCTATATTCAAAAATAATATAAAACTAAAAAGGAAATAAAATGGCTGATACAAAATATAATTTTACAAATACAATGAAGTCAAAAGTCATTGATATGGATACTATCCAACCACTTATCCGAGCAATCTACCAAGACCGAATCTTGGAAGACCAAACGCTTGATGAGAATTTCTTGGATACAACATTCTTCGATAACTCTGCTATTGACTTCGGAAAACTTGACAGCAACATTGCTCTCGGACAAGTCTTGACTTTCTACAAACGCCGAGATGTTAAACCACTTGACAATGTCGCTGTTGATAACTTGAACTACAAATCTGGTATCACTTGTGGTGGTCAATTAGACCTCGCTTGTTCGATTCCTTGTGGTGGTGAAGCTCCAACATTTGTAATGGATGAGTTCCGCCTAAGCAAACGATATGCCGCTATGGCTCAACACTGTTTGGTAACAGAACGATTTATGACAGAAGTTGATTTTATGGCACAGTTCCGAGAATCAGTTGAAGCTCAAAAATTCGTTTACGCTCTTGATGTATGGAACAAGATGGTTGGCGATGGTATTGCTACAACGCAAGCTGTTCAAGACCCACGCTTGGTAAATGCCAAGGGAGCATTGGCTGGTAAATTGACAAAACACTTCTGGGACTTGTCAACAATCGCACCAGACCAACAAATCTCTGCTATCAATACAGCTTACCGATATATGACTGCGAACTTCAAAGGTTCATTTGAAGTATTCGGAACAACAGAATTGGCTCAAAACATTGATATGGCAATTGCTCAATCAGGTTTCTTCAATTCAACTGGTAATGTATTGAGCGGTATCGAACTTGGTTCAGTATATCACGGTATGATTACTCCAAAAGTTCTTCCAGCTCAGTTGTCTGGTGTTAAATTGAACATCATTCCAAACGGACAGAACTTCTACAAAAATGGTAAAGACTTCCACCCACTATACTCGGAAGATGACCAATCAATGTATGTAGTGATTGCTTCACGAGACGCTTTCGCTCACCACACAATTGATGGTGGTGCCTACAAGACTGGTGGAAACGACTGTGCCAATATGACAGAGAAAATCACACAACTATGGTATGCTGGTATGAAAACAGTATTTCCAGAGAAAGTTCTTGTTATTAAATTAGCAGTTCCAGCGCTAAGCTTTGACAGCTTTAACTTCTGCTGTGGCTCTGATAAAGCAGCAGCTAAACCAGCTGCGATAGCTGCCTAATAACTCGATAATAGCTTAACTTCTCTGAATGAGGGGTTAAGCTATTTTTATAGAAAAATTAAAATAAAATAAGAGGTAAAAAATAATGCGACCTATTTCAGAAGATGGTATCAATCGTATTTATGAATACACAGGAACTCGTGTCTTGGAAGAATGTCCAGCACAGCCACAAGATGTGTATATTCCAGTTTCAAAAGCTAACTGTGAAAAAACACCACCAGTGGTAATTCCACATGTAAATGTTAAAACATTGAGTGAAGCACGAGCATTTCCTAATCATTATGTTTTTGTTGAAGAAACTCAACAATGGGTTCATATTGATAGTTATGGAAATACAGCAACTCTTTCGAGTGGCAACCTATTCAAAAATAATTTTGAGCCAAGCAAATATGAAGCTGTTTATAAGAGCTTGGTAGTATATGACTTCGCAAAACAAAAAGGTTATGTCTTTAACCCAGCTGGTCAATACGCAACATTTGGTCTTACGGTTCAAAGTGGATTGGAGGGATAATTATGGGAATCAATCCAAACTGTATGAAATGCCGACCACGAGCATATCAAATGACACCAGAACAAGCCCCTTGTGAATGTAAAAAACGAGAAGAAAAAGTTCAAGCTCACGGCTACTGTCCAACTTATCAAATGGCAAGTGTGCCAGTGCTAACTGCTGAAACAATCGTTGATTTCGACCCAGAAAACACTTGTGTAAAATATGTTAACACATTAGTGGTTGACCCTAAGAATGGGCGAACATTCTTCTATGATGTGTTCGGTATAATGACTGAAATCAAGACTGATAAGCAGGCTAAAAGCTTGATTAAAAAACTAAAAGATGAAAAACAAAACGCAATTAAAAATCATAATCCAGAAGTTGATTATCGAGAGAATGATATAGTTGTCTTCGATGGCAAATTGTATCAAGCTCTTCAAGATATTAAGGGTGAGTTCAACTCAGCTAACTGGCGAGTATTAGACGGCACAACTGGTGCTTTACCTCAATACGAAACAATTACTGAGCCAAAAACAACTTACGCTCCAAACAAACTTCTGATTACACCAACTGGTGATGTGTCATTCTCGACGATTGATGGAGAAGTTAAACCAATCAAACAAAAAGAAGAAATTGCGAAAACTAAAACAAACATTGAAACTAATCGATATAAAGAATTGATTTCTGTAAATGGAATTGCCGATGGTAAAAATACTCTTGAAGGTGTTGTATCACTTGAAAGCGAGGGAACTGTCGCAACCGTTTATGCGAAACTTTCACTAACTGTTTCCTCAAACGACTTTGCGATTGACAATAACAGTCAATTAGTCGAACTCGCTGGAACAGTTCCAGCTGACTTCCAGTTCTTTGTATATCGAGAGGGAACTAAAATCTCACTTGTGGTATCTTCACGCAACCAGCACGAAGTAAAGTCGAGTATCACAAATATCCATACAGACTTAACGGTTCTTAAACCAAAGAAAGAAGCGCAAGCTCTTGAAACTGGCATTAAGAAACCAATCGCTTTAACAATTGAATAATGGAGAAATTAAATGGCAAATTGTAGTGAATGTTCAAACAATAATAACGCAATGAATTATAACCGAGGTTGTGGCTGTAATGAAAATACACCAAAACCAGCACGAGGTTATCTTGCGAACTGTGATTGTAATTTTACAATCGCTGAACTTCAAAATAAAAAAGGTAGTTATATCTTTAATATCGATGGCTGTTCAGCTAAACTTGATATTAAAGATGGTGTAAAACAATGGGAAACATTGACTAACCTTACATCAGATGGTCAAGGAAATGTGACATATGTAAATGAACACGGTGAAACTCAAAAGGTTCATATCAAACAACTTCTTCCATATGGTCGCCTTGAAGACCTTGGAAATGTTGGCAACACCAGTGGTGCCGATACCCAAGAGCTTAAAGAGGGTTGTGCTTTCTTGTTCAAGCAGAAAAGTGAAGATTTCTGGAAAGGTTGGAAAACACAAGAACAAATTCTTCAACCAAACGAAACTGCCAAAGGTATAATGGTCTTTACCGAAAACGGTTGTCCACGATACCTACCAGCCCCAGAAAATGGCTTGGCAACATTGACCGCACGAGATGGCGTAGTGAAATGGGATACTATTGAACTACCAGCTGGTATGAATAAAGATAAATTCCACCCAGCTTGGGGTAATATCAACGAAACTCACGCTAAACAAGAGAATGGCAAATGGATTCCAGACCGACAAAATGGTATCTTTACACACAATCCACAAGTTGATGAATGTAATGACATCATTGTGGCGTAGGAGGTTTAATTTATGGCAAGAATTGAAGCTTATTCACGAACAGCCTTAAATGATGACATCTCTATGCGAACCGAAGTCAACGGAGAGTATACAACGCTCTTCGTTGATAACGGTTTTTACACATTGATGGACGGTCGGAAAATTAAGGTTGGAGATAGCCACTTTAATCTCCGAGTTAAAGTTCATACCGAAGTTCAAGCAGACAACTCAATCAAATATACAGTTTCTGAACCAGTTTGGAGTGATTTTCAGTATAACGCAGTTGGTAATTACGATACACCATTTACCCTCCATATCTGGTCAATTAACACCGCTGGTGATTTGACTAAGGTTTGGGACATTAGCTTTGGTGCGAGAAACTCATTTACACGAACTGTGGCACAAGGACATACTTTCCACAAAGAGGGTGTGATTGCTCCGAATGGTGATTTGAACGCCCAAATTGGTTTCGAGTTGCTCCGCTACTACAACGATGGTAAGATTCTCGATGATGACATCTACGGTGGTATTAAGATTGTGAACGACTTACCACCAAGTGTGCGACCAAAAGCGGTTTATGACTGTGGAAGTAAAACTTTCAAAACGACTAACCGTGATAACGGCACAATCCGTATCTACAACTGTGTCAGTGGAAACTTTGATAAAGAAGTTCGCACGATTAACCAAGGAAAAGCCCCAGTTAATATGGGAGCAGGTGTATTCAGTTGTGGAACAGATGAATATAAAAACCAACATCAAGTGGGAGAAAGATAATGTATCCAGCAGATATACCAGAATATAACGGTTCAATGAGTGCGAACAACGCATATCTGCTTGTGCTTGAACCAGAATACGACAGCACAGGCTGTGAAAACTGGACAACTCGCAAGCTATCAATGAGCGATATGACAATGGCGGATAAAAACAATGTTGTTATGCTCGACAAAGTTGGAACAAACTTTGGTGTTCCGACTGGCGGTGTAGTTGGTGCTTTCGTAAATCATAACGGAGTGCCAGAACTCGCAAGTAAAGATGGACACGAGGCACAGTTTCTGATTATTGGAACAAATGTAATTGATAACCAAAGTTATATGATTGCGACAGCAGGTGTGGTGCGACTTCCAGATGACCGCCACGAATATCTCGTTGGGCGAACATATTATCTCGGTTCAAACGGTGTTCCAACAACCGAACAAACAAAACAAAAACTATTTAGCGTATTAGACAAACAACGCATAATTGTATATTAAACAAAGGAATAAACGGTAAAATATGAATTGTAAAAACAGAATTGGTGAGGCGACTGAAACGACTACGGTTGAAAGTTCGCTATTGCAATTTTCACCAAAAGAAATGATTGTTCAACAGGTCGATTTTTTCAACATACCAGTTCTGTTTCCGTTTATCGACGGAAATGGAATTTTATGTTATAAGCCTATTTTTCTCAAACCTCGCAAACGAGCAATTGAGAAGTGGTATAAAATCTATGTTCAAAAAATAGTGCGACCAATCTTCTTCGACACTTCTGGTATCGTGAAGAAAGAAAGTGTTGGACTCTATTATAACGAACGGCGAAATCAATATAGGCTTATGACCACGAAATTCTATGAATATGTCTTCGGTAAGAATTATCGATTAGATGGTGTAATGAATGTCCGCCACGAGAAACATCTTGTTGGCAAGAATTATAAGAAAGCAAAAAGGAGTGTATATGGCACAAATAACTGTTAGAGAATTTATTGATGAAGTGCGAGATGATATAGGGGACGATACGCACACTTACCCAACCAAACTTATTTTGAGTTGGCTTAACACCGCACTTCGAGAACTTGCCAGCCAATTAAATCATTTTTCACCCTTTAATTTGGAAGATAGCATTGAGCTTGCCGACTTCACTGAAAGCGGACAGCAAGCGACCCAGTGGCGTTTAGATGATGATAGTGTTGGCGATATTCTTCGCCTCCGTGAAATCTATCTCACTTCCGACTCAACTTGTGAAGAATGCTCATTACCTTTGACATATCTAAACAATCAGTTCTTCAAAGCGGTGGTTCATAAACCTTGCTCACCTTGTGAAGATTGTATCTGTATGTGTGATAACGCTTTCACGATTACCAAGAATCTTAAAGGAACATTTTTAAAAACGCAAAAACCTTTACCAAGTGGAACAATTGCGCATATCACTTATGAGTTTATACCAAAGCGCTATAAGTTAGAGAATGTCGATGAAGTGCTACCAATCAATCTGATTTTAATGAACTTGCTACTTAAACTGGTGCGAGTAAATTATCACCGCTACAATGTCGATGATACACGAGCCGTGGCAGAATACGAAAATATCGATAAAGAAATCTACGAACTTAAAAATAACTTGGCACTTGACCATAGCGACTTCACGATTAAAAGGAGCTGGTAATGGCACGAAAAGGTTCAAATACAAAGGAGCGCTGGTATCGAAATTATCCACACATTTATGCTCGCACCAACTCGTGGCAATCGAGGCGAGGTCGCCGT